CGCTACTGACGAAAAAGAAGTAGTATAAATCTGTTACCCGTATGGACAAATTCGTAGATCCTAAAGGTTATAGATCAATGTCACCTTATCCTTTAAGGTATGAACCAGCCGTGGACTTTGACGTGTCAGGAAAAGAAGTAACTCTACCTAAAGGGTTATCTCTTCCTGATATGGCGAAGATATTTTACGGTCCTGTAAAAATTACTCCTATCGCACTAGGTAAACCTTTTATGCAGCGTGATATGTTTAAAGACTCCGAGTACATTCCTGGTAAACAAGACCCTTTTGTTTTTAAGAATTGGGGAACTGTTAATATGTGTAAAGAAATGATGCGCGCTCACCAAACTTATTTGATTGAGCGCGCTGTCGTTTACAACCTACCTATTAAACAGGATGATGCCAGACGAATTCCCACCATAGACAGCGATAAATTAATTCAACAATTAGAGAACATCCCTGATGCATCACGATCTAATATATCAGTTATTGTGGGTAATGAGGATATCGCTAAGAAATATTGTATTGTCAGAGCATATCCAGCAGGTTGGTGGGCTGTTTCATATTCAGGTAAAGACTCTCCTAATCCAGATTATTTCAAGGAGGCTTTAGATGCTACAAAACAAGTAATCGCTTTACAACGAGCACATCCAAAATTTGCTACTTTGAAAGCTAAGTACGCTAAGGAGATAGGTGATCCACGATATTCTAATGTTGGTTACCCTTTCTTTAATGCAGAAAAAGACAAAGATGGAAGACCTATATCTAAATACAAGGTTATGAATCTATATGAAGGAATGGGTTATCAAGGGTTTAACATGGATAACTTATTGAAAGAAATAGATGACAGATGTCCTGAATTAGCGCTTAAAGGTTTTCCACTTGCTATTGCCGCGATACGAAGAGGTCAACCAAATTACAAACAGCTTAAACTATTTAACTATACAAGTAATGGTTTGAAATTAGCTACGGGCGTAAGAGGATTAAATACTGTCAGAGTTGCATACATGGCGCCATATATATACAATTTATATATCACGCCCATTGCACTAGAGTGGAAGATACTCCGTTTACTAACACCTGGGCTCTTTCACGATGGACCGACTATGGATGAACGATTAAAATACTTATCCTCCCATAAACGGCATACAATAGAGGCTGATTACAGTAACTATGACCGATTCATCCCTCAAAACGTGATGGCAGAATACATTAAAGGTTATACGGC